ATGCAAAAAAGCATAAAAAAAGCCCCTGTAAAATCAGGGGCTTATCATTTTTTTGAAATTAATTAGCGTTTTTTCTTGGCCAATTCTTGTGAAATCCACCGTTTTGCGATAGGATTCGACACTTTTTTGCGAATCAGCATTGCGATTCGTTTCCATACCTTTTCAAACACATCCTCACCAGCCATGTTGTTATCAACAACGATAAAGTTACTATTACCAAACAATCTCTGGAATGCCCCGATATTGTTCTGAACTTCATTCCACATTGTCGTTACCTCTGCATCTGGTAGTGTTCTCTTTCTTTTTCTATTCTGCATCAGAGCAGTATCCAAAGAAGTGTTCACAAAAATCATTGCACACTCATATCCAATGGATTTTAATCCAGCAACTTGTTTTGAAATCTTGTCATAGTCTTTACCTGTACCGTCAATGATTAGTCCAAGTCTACCCTGTAGGAAATTACCTTGCATACGCTTTGTAACACCTTTGGCCTTAACACGAATCTCTTGTCCTTTGTCAGAATAGATATCTTCTGGTGTTGTATCCATTCCAGCATCCTTCAACATTTTTTCATAGATATCGTCACTGTTAACAATCTTCATGCCAAGTCCACCAGTGGTACGCCTGACAACGTATGATTTACCGCTGCCAGGCCCACCTGCTAGGAAAATTGCTTTGAATATATTGGGGTCATAAACTCCCTCTTGCAGTTCCGTAAATGTTCTCATTGTTTAGTCCTAACAACTCCATAGTTCGTTTTCGATATATCTCTTCATAGTATTTAGTATCCTCTCTTTTCTCATTTACCACTGTCCTGTTATTCTGTTTTTGGAAGTTCATTTTCTTGATTCGGTTTTTGAGTTTTGCAGTCATAATTGCCTCTTTCATGTTTGAGTTGATAACACATAACAAAGATTTGAGTTGTCGTTTGGCCCTCCTATTATTAAAATACAATATCACCAGAGTCAGATGAACCTCTGGGGATAATTTCTTCGGTTGATTTACCACCGTCTAGTGCAGTAACACCGTTAGATGGATATGGCTCTTGAACTGTATCACGAACACAATCTATATGTAATGTGTGTGTCAATTTACCAGCGCCCTTTTCAAATTCATGTCTAAGATTCCGAATCAGATACCGCCCAGTAAGATATGGGTCTTGTGCTGAGGTAGCATCCGTTTGGTTCTTTAGAATTATACCAATCAAGTCTCCAGCCTGCAATGTTGTATTGCCTGGCACTTTGATTCGTAATGTAATATTTGTGTCTAATGATACTATCCTTGAACGTCTTTTCTGTAACCAGATGTCAGTTCCAGTGTAATCAACATCAATATCAAACGCCGGATCAAGAAGTCCACCCACGGCGTTTCTTTCTGTTGTTTGAACATATAAGGTAGTTTTGGGGTATTCGGTGATTTTATTTCCAAAGTCATCTTTTGCCTCTGAAATTGGTGGGGCCTTCTTTGAACCATATGAATTAAATTCATCAGCATGAATGATCTTATCATAGTCCTTTAAGTAGTCATACTCGTGATGAGTATACTTCTTATTATATATATCAATTTCAAGAAGGTCAGAAGAATACATTCCTGCCCTTGCTTGTAAAATTGTATCAGTAGAATTCATTATTTGATATTCTATAATGTTTGTAAGATTTAGTGCAGTGTTGTCTGGATTATCAGTTGGAGTGACTTCACGAAAAACCATACGAGGATTCTTCCTATCCATCATACTGTCGATAGTTCTAAAGTAGTAACCCTTGACAGTCTCATAAAACAAGAATGATGGAGAAAAGTTATATTCTTTTGATAGACACCTTTTTGACAAGTTATTGATAAAATCAAAAGGCCTGTTATTTGGTGCAACTATCTGAAAGTTATTTGTGCTTTCTTCATAGTAGAATTCTTTTTTAGAGTTTAGATACTCTTCACTACGAACAACCTTTTTAATCATATCCTTTACAGGTTCACCCTTAAATGACTGAGATATACGAATACGGTTATTTCTCACCATTTCCATAGTGGTAAAACTAAGACTAAATGTTTTGGTTCTGTCGTTGAGATTTATGCTTGAAGATACCTTATACACATGAAGTGGTGTATCGGTAAAATTTATAGCCATAGTTCTTTCTGTGCTATCTTTTGCATTGGGTGTTACGAGGAGAAGTTTTAACTTCTCTTGTCCAACTATAGATGCATTGGCAGTCAAGTTATTTGTATCTACAAATGAGATGTTGCCAGTGATTGAGTTTGAAAAGATATCTTCAAAGATTGATACAGTTGCAAGTTGTTCTAAAAGATTAAGTTCTAGTCCACCAACTGTACAGAGAGTACATTCTTCAACAATATATTCACCAGCGTACTTTATATCCGCCATTATATTATCCGTTCATTTTGTTCTTGAATTCTTTTTTGATGCCATCAATAAACCTTGGTTGTACCAAACGAATTCTTCTATTTTTCTCTTGGATTCTTTCTTCATAAATGTAATTGGTTACTGTGACTGCACCAGCAGGAATTGTGGTTGCAGATTCGTTTGGAAGTTCTATAACTTCTGTAGTATCTCCTGATGTCTGTGTGTATTCGTAGTGATGTATACCATTAGGGTCATCATACTTCTCTTTCACAAATGCTTCAAATGCTGGAACTGTCATGGGCCACTGTGAATAGTAGTCTACAATATTATTTGTCATAATAATAACCCAATGTAATTCTGGATCACCATAAAATTCGTTTGCAATATATTCTGGGGTTTCACCAGCCTTGACATCGTAGAAATCATAGTTCACAGCGTTCAATTTGACATAATCTCTGAGCCTAACCCTTTTGGTGAGGTTAGTCATCAATGTACTAACACCAGTGTCACGAACATCGTATTGTACTTTTGGAAAATAAGAAAAATAAGCCATAATTAAAATCCTGCCGAAATGCGTTCTTTTGTAATAATCTCTAATTCCTTAAACCCTAGTGAAAGTTGAGTTTCTACAGGATGATCATCATCAAAGAACTGTGGGCGATCTCCACCATAACTGACTGATACACTTTGTAGTACAGAAGTGGATATCTTGTGAAGGTGTGTGTTTGGAAAATATTCGATATCAAAAGTTGATGGTGCAATCATTGTTCTACCACTTAAATCACTACCTTCTACTTCTGGCATGGCATGATATCTAAATGCAGTTACAATATTTTCAATTGTCTGAGCCTCCTGTGCATTGTTAGGCAAAAGTCTAAATTCAAAAGAAAACTCTCTTCTACCAATACCCTCAAATGCCATTTCAGTTCTATTATTCATAACTGTACCTCTACTAATTTCAAGTGCCGCCTTTGCGCCAGGAGCAATAGTAGAGTCTAGTGCCACAAGTGCCATGTTTTCAAGTTGGGCTCCACCCTTTTCTACTACCTTGGCACCAAGTTCTTTTGCTATGGCAGAATTACTCAAACCGCTGTTTAGAGTTTCAATCGTAGACGCAATTCCAGCAACAACTGCACCTATTTCCTGTTCGCCGTAGTTTGCTGTATGTGCGACTTGTAGTTTTGCAGGCATATAGAGTGCAATTGCCTGTGATAATCTTTTGGTAGGGGCTCTTTTTATAGATAGCGTTGTTGCCTCTGGACGAACAGAGCCAGGGGGGTTTGGAGTAGTATCATATGCACCATCACCAAAATTAATTTTGGATTTCGCTGCCTGATTTATGTAAAACATAACATAATGTTTGTGTCTGTCCATAGTTCCTAATGACTCTGGATAACTTAACATATTGCTAGTTGAACTGTAAGAATTTGTTCTTCTGATTGTTGATAATACTGACATCTAAATAGTCCTATACATTGTGAAAGTATTTATATCGCCATGGCATACAGAGGAAGATATATTCCATCAAAACCAAGAAAATACAAAGGAGACCCTTCTAATATTATTTATAGGAGTCTCTGGGAACGTAAATTCATGGTTTATTGTGACAGGAATGACGCTATCCTAGAATGGGGTAGTGAAGAAATCATTATACCCTATGTATCTCCCCTTGATGGTAGACGCCATCGTTACTTCCCTGATTTTTACGTTAAAGTTAGACAGAAGGATGGTTCTATTAAAAAACTACTAATTGAAGTAAAACCAAAAGCACAATGTGGCCCTCCAAAACAACCTCAACGCAAGACACCACGATTTGTTCAAGAAGTCCGTACATGGGGTGTGAACAAAGCAAAGTGGGAAGCAGCAATAGAATTTTGTAATGATAGAAATATGGAATTCAAAATTCTTACAGAGGATCATCTGGGATAACGTATAAATACTAGTATGGCAGAGATAATTGAAAGCGTACTAGAAAAGACAGGAGGCAAGGAACGTAGTGTTCGTTGGTTTCGACAGAAGGTAAAGGAACTTGGTGACGTTCCTTCTGCACAATTGGTGCGTGAAGGTTTTGTAACTGGGCGTCCAACTTTGGGTACTATGAACTTTTTTATGTATGATCCAAAGTATAAGAATGATGTGAACGTATTACCATATTATGACAGATTTCCTCTCGTGTTACCTATACAGCCCGTTGGTGGTGGTGACATAAATGAAGGATTTGTTGGGTTAAATTTTCACTACCTATCAATTCCTATGAGATTAAAATTACTAAACATAATACAAGAATATGCAACAAATGATAAGATGGATGAAACAACAAGAATTCGTTTGACATGGAATCGTATTAAAAGAAATCCGATTGTAAAACCAACAGTGAAGAGATATCTTGCAAATCATGTCAGAGGCACATTTCGTAGAATTGATGCAGAAGAAATGATGGTGGCAGTTTTGTTACCAGTACAAAGGTTTGTTAGAGCAAGCGAAACAAAAGTATATGCTGATTCTAGAAGAATAGTTAATCAGCCTAGGAGACCATAATGGCACTACAAGAATTTATTTCAAAGTTCTATGATAAAGGCGGCCCTGCATTCTTAAACAGGTTTGAGGTACAAATTATCTCACCGTTTGAGGCAAATCCAAACATCTCAGATGATAGATTTGTATCATTCAAAGTTGTTAATTTGACTATGCCAGGCAAGAACCTAAGAACTGTAACTAATGAAAATGTCTATGGGCCGACTTACGAAATGGCTCAAGGATTAACATATGCAGAAAGTGTATCAATGAATTTCTATCTGGGGGCAACACACTTTGAAAGAACCTTCTTTATGAATTGGATGGATATGATTGTCAAACCAGATTCATATAACTTGGAATATTATGATGCATATAAAAGAACCATAGATGTTTATCAGTTAGACAAAAACAATGATAGAACTGCTGGGATAAGATTACAAGACTGTTATCCCAAAACAATAGGTGCAGTAGAGTATTCACAAGAAAGTGGTGAAGTAGGACAAATCAGTGTTGATTTTGTTTTCAAAGAACATACACATATTGATGGAAGTGGTAGAGTACTAAATCGAAAATACGCTCCAACAGTAGACCTTAGTGCAAGACTAAGACAGAGAGGGAGAGAAGTATCTACAACTGGTGGACTTGATGCATATGGCCCCGACTTTTAATTTAATAATGCAATAGGAGAAATATAATGGCATTACCAAAACTCGCCTCGGCGAAATTTGAATTGACGCTTCCTTCAACTGGCGAAAAAGTTGAATACCGTCCGTTTCTTGTAAAAGAAGAAAAGGCTCTGATGATAGCACAATCAACAGGGAAACAAGATGATATTATGAGAGCAGTTAAAGATGTAATTACATCTTGTACGTTTGAAAAAGTTGATGCAAGCAAATTGCCAATCTTTGACTTAGAATATATCTTTATCAATCTAAGAGCAAAGTCTGTTGGAGAGATAGTAAAATTAATGGTAACTTGTCCAGATGACAATACTACACAAGTACAGGTAGAGGTTGATTTAACAAAGGTTGAATGTCATAAAGAAGTTGGACATGATACCAATATTAGATTGACTGACGAAATTGGCCTAATTATGGATTACCCAAAAGTTAGTTCTGTACAAGAATTAGATTTGGAAAATGAAATGGAATCAACTTTTGAGGTTATCAAGTCTTGTGTTAGACAGGTTTATGATAGCAATAATGTGTATGAAAAGGTAGACATGGACAAAGAGGATTTGAATGAGTTTATTGAATCTATGTCACATGATCAATTTGATAAGGTGCAAGAATTCTTTAATACTATGCCTAAAGTCAAACACATGATTAAAGTTAAGAACCCCAAGACAGGGGTAGACGGTGAAGTTGTACTACAGGGAATGGCTGATTTTTTTTAGTAGCCCTCTCACATAATCAACTAGAAAATTACTATCGGTTAAATTTCCAGTTGATGCAACATCACAAATATTCATTAACCGAACTTGAAATGATGTTGCCATGGGAGAGGGAGATATACGTTTCTCTGCTATTACAACACCTAGACGATGAGAGAACAAAACAACGTCAAAGAGCAATGAATAACCAGAATAGGTCATAAATACTATAAAGGAGAGAGATGTTGGCAGAGAAGAAAACAATAACAGTCGATCCAGAGGTCGTAGAAAAAGTTGACAGTAATGGTGATGGACACATTTCTGTAGAAGAAATGGAGATGGATTTGGAATTTAAGAGAAAAGCACTTGAAGATGCAGATGCCCGTAGGGATGCAATGCGTCAGATGGCATGGTTCGCCCTATGGGGTATGTTACTATATCCGTTTGCAGTAGTAATTGCAAATTGGATTGGATTAGATCAAGCATCAAAGATTCTGGGTGATATGGCGGCAACATACTTTGTATCAGTTGCAGCGATTGTCGCAGCTTTCTTTGCTGGTAACGCTTACTCAGATAAAAAGAAGTAAAATAAAATGGCAAAAGATGACAACAAGGGTAACACCGAAAAAGAATTTAAAGGTTTAACTAAAACCATGACAGAAGGGTTTTCTGCCCTTGTTGCCGCATCTAAAAAGAGGGCAGAAGATGAAGCTCTTGCAATGGCAAAGAATAGTGACGCCACTAAAAAGGCATTTGCAGAAGGAAGAGAGCTCACACGAGAATTGATTGCACAAGGAACAGAGGCGTCTGCGGCAAACTATCAAGGTCGTGAGGAAACTAAAAGAATACTTCAAGAACAAAAAGAAACAATTCTTAAAAATAACCCTGCCCTTACAATTCTTCAACCACTTAAAATGTTAGCAGATGGTGCAAAAGCTGGTGTGAAAAATGCGGCTGCAGCAGTTGAGGACAAGCGCAAAAATTTCAGATTACAAACTGCACTATTGGATGGTATTACGTCCGTAGAAAAGGGAGTTGTAGGTGTTGCAACTTCTTTTGGTAGAGCAATAAAAGATAAGGCATCTGCTTTTGGTGGTGGACTAAAAAGTATATTGGGTAAACTTCTTATTGGTGGCGCACTTGCAGCCTTTATTGCATTTATGAATAGTGAGTATTGGGAAAAAACTAAAAAAGTCATCATGGATGACATAGTACCAGCAATTCAAAGTTTGTATGAAAATATCCTTCAACCACTATTTGAGATTGTTAAAGATGTGTTTATCAGACAGTTTGAAAATATCAAAGAACTATTTTCTGGTGTTGGTGATGCAATCACAAAATTTCAAGAGGGCGATATCCTTGGTGGTATTACAACTCTTATCGGTAGTCTGGGTACATTCTTCGTTAATACAATAGACAATCTAATCACTGGTGTTTACAATCTATTCGCAGGCCTGTTTGGATTAGAGTCTACTGATTCAGTCTTTGGTTCTATCAGTAAATTTGTTACTGATACATTGGCAAGTATTAAAGGTTTCTTTGTTGGAATATACGATGGTGTTGTTGCATTATTCACTGACCCTGTAGGAACACTTACATCTATGTGGAATGGTATCGTGGGTGAAGGTGGACTTCTTGATATTATCTTTGCGCCCATTGACTCGGCAGTAAATTGGATTATGGGTATCTTTGGTTGGTCGACTGAAGATGGAACTGATTTCAGTCTTAGAACATTTATCACTGGAATGGTTGACACTGTAATTACCAAAATTAAAGAAATATTTGCACTTGGTGAAAATTTATTTGGTGATTTTGCAATGTTCCAATTTATTAAACAAACTGTGAATGATGTAATTTCTTCTGTTAAGGCAATTTTCTCTGGTGACTTTAGCGCCCAAGCCTTTCTTGATTTATTTGGTAGTATTGCAGATTTAGTATATGCACCAATCAATTTGGCAGTCAACGCAATCAAAGATATCTTCGGATTTGGTGATCCAAACGAACCATTCCGTCTTTCTGATTTTGTTATCGAAACATTTGGTAAGATTGGTGAGTTCTTTAAAAGTCTATTAGATATTGATGTACGAGGACTTGCAAAGGGAATACTACCAGAGACAGTGGTTGACTTCCTGTTTGGTAAAGAAGTAGATCAAAGTTCTGATGAATTTAAATCTATGTCTGCACTGGATCAAGCCCAAGCAACTGGACTGTATGATAAAGACTTAATTGGTAACTCTGAACTTAATCAGAATCTACTGGGTGGGGCAAGTGATTCGCAGTTACAGGCAATCCTAGATGATAAAGATATTAGTGAAGAGAATATAAAAGCGATTAAAGCAGAACAGGCGAAACGCTCTTCTGCTGGTGAGTTCTCTGGTT